ACCACCTCCAGCGCAGCGTCAGTAATCGCTTCCAGCGGCACGGCTTTCCAGGCGTCCGAGTATTCTTTGAACTTGCCGAGCAGACGACGACGGTACGCCGGGACGGACTCACCGATCACGGGGCCGGGGGCGCTGTCGCCGAACGCATGGGACACGGAGTCGGCGCGCATCTGGACTTCGGCGATCTTGGCGCGGTCAGCGTCCGAGAGGGTCATACTGGCGCGCAGGGAATCCACGTCGGCGCGCAATTTCTGGGCGTCCGCCTTGGCCTTTTCCAGCTCGTCGGCGTCGGCCTTTTCCTTGGCTTCCTTCTCCGCAGCTTCCGCGTCAGCTTTCGCCTTGTCCGCAGCGGTTTCCATCGCGGCGGCCGGCATCGCATCCATTTTGGCCTGCATATCGGCGATTTTCTTTTCCAGTTCGCTGCATTTTTCGGCGTCCGCCTTGGCTTTCGCTTCAAACTCGTCGGCTTTCGCCTTCATTTCTTCGGGTGTCATATCCACGGCTCCAAGGTTTTGATTGAGAACGCCGGCAGGCTCGCCGCCTTTATCCCATACGCCTAGCTCACACACTGCAAGGTGGTCCAGCAGGCTTGGCTTTCCTTCTATCAGAATCGCCGCGCCGTTGTCAAGTTCAATTGTACTATTATCTTCGAGATTACGAAACACAACTGTAGGCGATGTGGACATTTTTTTTTCGCCCATGACCGCATTCGCGTGGTCATCATAAACTTTGGCGATGCCCCACACCTCGTCGTCCTTGATGTACGCAAGCATGATCGAACCGATAATACGGTCGGCGAACTCCTCGCTGTCGAGCGTGCGTTTCTCGGGATGCTCATAGATAACGGACAGGCCGTTGCAGCGCGCAAGGAACTCGTCGTTCAGATAATTTTCGGGCGGCCGGTACACGAATTCATCGAGCGCCGAACGGTACGCGGTGCCCGTGCCGGTGATTCGCATCGCCCATAGCTGCATGTTGACCACGCTTTGGGGACTGTCCAGTTCGCCGGCCGCCATCAGCCGGGCGATTTCCAGCTCGTTAAGCTTGGCCGGATCGATCTGATCGAGCGCGCCCGATTGCAACGTCCAAAGCGTGTTGGGGTGCATCGGCTCGGGCAATTCCCCAAGCTTGGCCCATTTCGCCTCGGTATGCTCGTCGGATATCACCGGCTCGAAGGGCGGAACGTGGCGGGCGTATGTCGTAAAACTCACCTCGCCCGCGCTCGATGCGGCGATCTGGCGGATCGTGCCGAGGACGGCGAAACCGGTTTCCTCGAACGTTTCGCGGCGTGCTGCGGCTTCGGACAGCTCGGCGATGTGAACATGGCCGCCCGGGAAGCACCAATGGCCGGGATAGTCGCCGCCGTCGCCACGCTTCAATAACAGGACGCGGCCGGCGGACATCAGCACGATACCGGCGCCGTTCGGGCTGTCTAGTTCGCTGTCGGCTTTGGTCGTGGTCGGCATAGTGGCACGATAGTAACACACGGAAAAACGCTTGACAGGGTTGAATTATTCAACTAAAGTACCTCCATTGATCAACGCAACGCGCTTAATCCTGCGCCGACCTCGACTAACTAAACTTCTAGGGGGAGTAGAATGACCGCCTTCACCAATCCTGCCCTCGCCCGGCTGCAGCAAGCCGTCACGGCGCAGATTCTCGCAATGAAAGCCCGGCGCGAGCAAACCATGAACGTGCTGGAAATCGAAGAACTCGGGCATGAGATCGTAGCGCTGAAGGACTTGCTACGGCGCGTTCGGTCGGAAATGGTAGCGGCGGTGACGCCTTCCGCCGCGCATTTCATCTGTCCAAATTGCCGCGCCGTCGAGCTTCGCAAGGCTCGTTGCGGGGTATGTGAGGGACGGGGGTTCGTCAGTACCGACTTTCCCGCTACGCCACGGGAAGCTTACGAAAATTGGAATATTCTGCCGTGAAAAACTGTCCCCTCTGCCTGGAAGGCGCGTGCATGTGGCGCGTCGAACGCAACGGTGCGACGACTTGCGAACCGCCGGCGCGATTGCGCGCTCGCAAATCACTGACGCCCCACGAAAACATGGAAAATCTTAAAGCGGCTTTAACTGCACTAAAGACGCACCACATGTGCGCGAGATTCATCGAAGAGCCCACGGCGTACATCGTCTATTACCCGCCCGGTATGTACCCGCATGGGTGCCGCGCAAGTTTCAATCGGTTTTCAGGACGCATCCACGCCGTGAACCGCATGCTGAGCGTGATGGACCGCCCCTGGAAAGAAAATGGCATTACGCCGCCTTCCGCTGCACCAGCGTCGCCCGACCCTTCGCCGTAAGCATGTCGTCGGTCAAACCGCGCAGCGAGTAAATGTAGCGGTAATTACACCGGCAAAATACTTCTTCGCCGGGCTGCGTGATCTCGTCCGTATAGCCGGCGGCGCCCGCCTTGCACAGCCCCTTCTCCTGCGCCCAGTTGCCACGAATTAGGTAGATGTGGCCGTCGCGCTCCTTGTGGTCAGGTCGGGCATCATAGCCGGGTTGCCGGTAATGACTGTGCCATTCCGCCGCAATCGCGCCGCCGTCCGTCGCCACAATGTCGTTAATCGTGGCTAGAAGCTTATGCCCTTGGTCGATCGATACGCGCCGCTCCTCATACGATAGGCTCTTCAGCGCCTTCTTGAGATCGTCCTTCACCTCCAGTGTGTCAACCACGTCGCTACCACCCGCCGGGATACTGGTCGCCCACCCGCTGAAGCGCTGCAGGGTCTTTGCCATCGCCTGTTCGCGGTTCAATTTGACCAATTGGACGCTCGCCATGATGCGCCGGTCCAGCTCATTGCGCAGGCGCGGCGCAATCCGGTCAAGGGTGAACCGCGACACACCGGGGTGCATCTTGAGAACGCCGCCGCGCTCGACGGCGCGCTTGAAGACGGTCGCCAGTGTGGTGGAGAGCATTTGTTGCAGCGTGCGTTCGGGGATGAAAAAAGACGCACGCGCGGCCGTATCGACGCGCTCGATCCAGCCGTCGATACGCGCTTGGCTGTCAAAGCCGTGCGCTTCGATGTCGGCTATTGCGGCTTGAATGACTTGGTAGAAGTTCACGGTTTGTAGCGTGATTCATGTATACTAGGCATCTTTGCTCCCCATCGGCATGACCGAAATATCAATCCATCGCGGGTCCCCAAACGCGGGGGCATTCAGCGTCCAAGTTTTGCGCCCGTGCGGCTTTTCGGCAAACTCCGTCGCACATCCCTCGTGCTGGACCGGCCACCCGAGACGCTCAGACAAAAGCTTCACCAGTGGCCGCGCCTCTTTCGTAGCGGTCCCCGTCCACGGAATCAAAACGATATCCAGGTCGCGAGTGTACGAGCCATGCAACGTTGCCGCATATCCGTAAGACCAAGCCGTACAGCGAATGATCGAAAAAGCTCGCGCATAATCGGGGTCGAAGATCATCTCGAACCCTTCTTTTCGGGGGGTTCGCCCCCTGCTTCCGGTTCCGGTGGCACATACGCTTCGAGCGCTTCCAGATCCAGCTCAAGCGGCGACGTGAAGAGAGACCGCAAGTCGTTAAAATTGTCCGCCGCCCAGCCTATCAGAATCGCCTTATTCTCCGGGTCCATCGACGGCATGAGCGCCGCGAGCAGTCCGGTGATCGAGTCCAGCTTGACCTTGTCCGATTTAGACTTCTCGCTCTCCGGCTCTTTTAGCGTGCTGGGCCACGTCGCCTTGAACGAATTGCGCCATGCCGTGAACGCCTCCTCATACGACACATCGCCGTAAATGTCGGGGAATTGCGCTTGCATCGTGGCAAAAAATGCCGGCGACCAGGCCCGGTACATGACGATCGGCTCGAAAAACTCATAGAGGGGCCGTAGCCACATTCTAATCCGGTCAATGTACAGTGCTTCCTTCTTCGCGTCCTCCGACCCCTCGCCGAACCCTTCCGCCAGCGTCTCCTCGGTCAGCATGCGCGCCGGCATGTCGTCGGCCGCCGCGATGTTCTCCAGGATGTTCTTGCGTGGCGTGGTCAGCGCCATCTCGATATTTGTCATGTCCAGCGTCTCGATTGACTCTTCGATGCTGATGGACAGTACATTATTCGTCTGCGCCTCCTGCAACAGCGCCCGTTTCAATCCGGCGGCTTTCTGCATCAAATTGTTGACGATTGACCCGGCCGGCTTCATTTTCGCAACGATAACGCCCGCTTTCGTAACGACCATGTCATCCGTGATCATCGTGCGAATGAACGACTTGAGCGGGTAGAGCGCGCGTTGATAAACGCTTCGGCCAACGAAGCCGAAGCCCGACGAGGTATAGCTGAGGTAGATCGGCTTCTCGTTCATGACCGTGACCGAGCGGGAGCGATGGTACGGCTTGCCGGCCACCGCGATGGCCGCGTGCTTTTGGAAGTCGGGAGAGTTCGGATCCTGGTTAAGAACCAGCGAACCCGACGTGTTCAACGGGTCCAGGTCATTGAAATAGATTTTCAGGCCCGGCAAGTCGGTCGGCTCAATCGGCTTGTTCGTGTCGACGCCGGGCGCACCGTAGACGCACGAGGCGATGCCGTAGACGCGCGCCAGCGTGCCGACGTTCATAATGTGGCCGTCCACGTCCAGCGCCTCCCATTCGGCGATAAACGCATCCCGCACCGCATCGCCCGGCGCCGCCGATACCGTGATCTCGCGCGAGTCGGACATGGCAATGCGCAAGGGCTTTTGCGCCATTTTCAGGCCGTAGGGGTGCCATTCGTAGATCGTCTTGCAAAGCTGATAGCTCGCCGGGTCGCCCGCCTGCAATCCCTCACACATGAGGAATTCTTGCAGCGGATTGCTCAGTACGGAGCCGTCGAAGGTCAGTGAGGCCATGCTAGTACGTCACCGCCGCGATAAACGCCGTTGCGTACTGGACGCCGGGCGGCTGGTACTGCGCAAATGCGAACAACGGGAGGAGTGCGGCGAGCAATAGGAGACGCTTCAGCATGCTAGGCTCCCGTCACTGCAAAAGTGGTGCCCGCCGCCGAGCCGATGCCGTAGAGCGCGTTCGCAATGCCGTATGGGTAGGTCAGCGCACCGCCCGCCGCGAGGGCAAAGTCCGTCGCCAGCGCCGGATTGTTGAACGAGATATAGAGCGTGTTACCGTTCGTGCTGGTGTTTTGCACCGTCATCGACGACCTGAACGTGGCCGCCGCTACGATGAGTGCGCTCGATGCGCCCACGGTGCCCGACTCGCTTATCCCGGTATGCCCGCTACCGACCGGCGCAGGCGCACTCCAAACCGGAATCGCCCCCGCCGCCTGATTCTGCGCATTCGGAAAATCGGAATTACTCATAAAATGCTCCAGCGTCTCACGACGTTAAGAGGTTAAAATCCGTCCGCGCCGCCCAAGCCAATAATGACGCCATAGGCGAACGCGTCGAAAAGGTCATCCGCGCGCTTGGCCGCATCCTTGTCGCCTAAGCGGTAGCCGGTGACCTGACTCATGAGGTGGTTGCGCGTTTGCCCTTTATACTCCGCAACTTTATCATACGCAAGCCCGGAAATCTTTACCTCACCGCGATAAACCGGCCCGGACGCATTCACCGCGCGTCCGTCCTTGCCCACTGCGGTGATATCGCCGGCGATAGGCTGTGCCGGCCAACCCATGCGCGCCGAGTGCTGGTTAAGCGTGATGCCCGACGCCTTGTCCTCTATGAACGCGCCTATCGAGCCGTTGCGCGCCTTGCATTCCTTCGCCAATTGCTCCAGGCGGCCAAACACATTCGGTAACCACGTGGTTAAGAGGTCAGAGTTGATCTGTGCGATCTCCCAATCGAGAATCGTCAGCGGGTGGCCGAAATGTTTGGACAGCCCGAAATAAACCACCGCTGTGCCGTCGTTGCCGCTGCCATCCTTCATGGCGCTGTCCACCACCGCGAACACGCAATCGCAATTCATCGGGTACGGCACGCCGGCGCCATTGACGGTCAACGAGTCGGCGCTAAAGAATGCGACACCCGACCAGTCCACAAACTCCGCGAGGAACTCTTGTTTAAATACTAACGGGTGATTGTTAAGACGTTCCTTCTCCAGCTCGTCGGCCGGGACGTAGGGGTTGGTCGATGTCGGGGCGTGGAATTCTTTGAAGCCTAGTTTCGGGTCGTTGCAGAGCGCCCAGAAAAAGTTTTCCGGGTCGTCGCCGTTCGGCGTGCTGTAGACCCAGACCGAGCCGCGCGTCGTCAACAGCGTGGGCTTGATCGACTTTTGCCAGATATTGAGCATCTGACCATTTTTGGTGAAAGCCGCTTCGTCGATCAGCACCAGGTCGTATTCGCGTCCGCGCCCGGCCAGCTCGTTGTCGTTCAAGACCCAAAAATCCAACTTGCCGACGGCGCGATTAAACCGGGTACGGATCCGGCCGCCTTGCTTGTCGATTGAATCCTTGATCGGGTAAAGCGCCTCCCGCAGGTCGTCAAACGGCTCCGAGAGCTGTTTAAACTCGGGGGCGAAGATGCCGACGCTCTTACCCTGCGTGACGGCATTGGCGGCCTTAATCACGAGGTCTTTGGTCTTGCCCCAGCGGCGGCCGCATCGCACGACGTTGAGCCGGGTACGCGCGCGCCAGGCGGCTATTTGACCCGCGTGCGGGGTCGGCAGGTAGATATCGGGCATTGCATCGTCCAGCGCCTCACGGCGTTAAGAAGGTCAATCGACGGGGAATCCCCCATGTATTTTTAAGTCGCCGTCGCCGGGCTTTGTCTCTTCCAGCACGGGGCGGTCGCCGTAGTCACGCGGGGCGATGGCTTTGGCGCGCCATCTATAGTGGTGCGCGATCTCGCGGGCCTTCTCCAATTCAAACTTGTTGGTCGCCTCGGCGATGCCCTTTTCGGCCAGCTCGTCCCATGCCGCCGCCGCCTTAATTCTTGCGACTCGGGCGCGCGCGGATCGCTCCGGGTCACTCTCGATCCACCGCAAAAGTGACGAGCGCGAAATGCTATATGCCTCGGCGATACGGATATAGGTGTTCCCGTCGAGCAGGAGATCACACACCAGATCGATGCCGCCGACATCTAACAATTCGTGGGGTTTGCGTTGCATAGTAGCCACATCATAGGGCATTCGTAGCGTTTGAGCAATACGCGGCAGACGGCAGACGGCAGACGGCAGAGGCCTTTCTATACCGGGCTACCCTGTATTATTTACAGTTTTATTTTATATATTATATTTGTTTAAAAACTCTTGCGCATAAATAAAATGTATATATAATTAATCCTACTGACGCCGGTATGGAAAAGCCTCTGCCGTCTGCCGTCTGCCGTCAAAAATGGGGGAAATATGGGAAATCGGGACGAAGCGCTGCTAAAAGGCGAGAAGTTTTACAGCTCGGGGATTCCGTGCCGACGTGGCCACCAGGCCGACCGGTATACGTCTAGCGGAAACTGCGTGGCGTGCGTGGCGCTCTCAGCCAGTGTGATGAAGGCGAAACGAGATTTCGGGATTCAGACAAAGCGCGGGAATCCCCTGCTCTTCGCTACCACGCTCCCTGAGCCGGCCCACCTCGTATTCCGGGGGTTGCGCGACTTGATCGTAGCGGTTCACCCGGATCGACAGGGCGAGATCCTGGACTGCCTCACGGGGGTTTTGGAGGGATTTAAATCTAATCTATCGGCGTAAGATATTTGATAAAAGCGCTTGACATTGCGCCCAATGGGCGTATACTGAATTCATCGGCACTCACTGCCAACCGCGCCTCGGGAACAGGGGCTGGAGAAATATCATGGCGCTAGACCAAAATTTCTACCCTTCATGGGCTGGATCTAATCCGATCCACGAAGTCCGCGACTGGTCTAAAGTGCGCTCCCTGATCCGCTCCGCACGCCGTGGCGACACGATCCCCGCAATTCTAATTGACGGTCAAGAGGGTAGCGGCAACATGCTAAATGGCACTCATCGCGCCGCAGCTAACTGCATCATGCGTAAGCTGCATGATGAGCGTGCAGCATGGGACGCGGCAGAGCCAAATTACATCCCTCATGTATTTTTTAACTACGACGAAGCGCCCGCCGATCTCGCCGAAGCAGTACAAAATGGGGACTATGAGCGCATCGATGAAATAGTGGACAGGTAAAAATGAACCACCCCAACCGTGGCCCACAAGGGCCACAATCCAATCCGAGTGCAGCCGCAATACGCGCCGCGCGCGAGTCTGCGCAGCTATCCCAAACCGATGCCGCCGCGCTGATCCATGCGAGCCTGGGCGCATGGCAAAAATGGGAGCAGGGTGATAGGCGTATGCATCCCGCGTTTTGGGAGCTATTCCGCATCAAGACGGAATTCGTCACCGTTTAGCGGTAAAGCATTTCGGAGCTGCGCCGATTCGTATTCTCGCGCAAGGTCTGGCGCCGTTTGACCCCGCTTGACGTAAAGAATGGACCGGGTAGCGTCCGGCATCACATCGCGCCCCGTTCGCCCCGCTTGGTCGTACCCGAGCCGTTCCAGCGCCTCTTTAATCTTGAGCCGGGATACTTTCTTGTCCAGCGTGCGGCGTAACATGGTCACACTGGCGAAGCCGCCCCGGAAGCCGGGCGTGTGCGTTTCGATCAGCTCGGAGATATCCTCTTCCAGCATCGTCATGCTCGACTCGATCGCCAGCGTTGTAGAGCTAGTCGCGGGGGCTTCGGTACACGTCTCGGCGGGGTTGTATCGCGGGTCGATGCTGCCGTGGTGCAGGTAGTAGGCGACCGCTTCGAACCCCCCGGACTGGAGCCACGGGTAATAGACTTTGGCGAACCAGGCAGGCGTCAGGCCGTCGGCGTCGCGCTGGTCTTTATTCTGCTGGGCGCAGAAGAGCGGGCATATACGGCGGTCGTCCGGCGTCTTGCGGATGCCGTCCTGATGGTTGTCCATGAAGAAGAAATTTCCGCAAATATTTTTCTGTACCGAGTCGATGCCCTTGTAGGTAACGGCGTGCTCCCGCTCCGTGATCATCGACTTTAACGCTTCGAATACACCGGCCCGGTCCGTGTAGGTGTAAATGTCGTCGCCGACGTACAGCACGTTATTTTCCAGCCACCCGTTGAAATTCCCGTCGATCATGTACGGCTTGACATTAAAGATGTACTTCCGGCCCAATGCATAACGCAGGCATTGAATGATCGTGCTTTTCCCGTTGCCCGGCACGCCTTGCAAGAACACGGTCCAGTCGAATTTGACGCCGGGATACTGCACGATGGCTTTCAGAAAGGCGTCGAGAATTAACCAGTCGTCGCCATGCGGGAGCAGGGTGCGGATCAATTTGATGAACGGCGCCACATCGCTATTACACATTTGCACCACGGGTTTCTTATACACGTTGACCCAGGTCCGCCCGCTCTCCTCAATCATGGATTGAAAAGGCAGGTCCGGCCGGAAACACGTGCCTTGCGCGCGGGGCAGAATTACGACGGCGTTTTGCAGGAAGGCGTCCCAGGCTATTTTAACCGTGCGCTCGTTCTGCGCATCCATGCAAAATAGTTTGCCGGGGTAGGCGGCGTTGAATCTCGGCTGGTCTACTAGGTCCCCATTCTTGAGCAGGATGGCGTTGTTGTCTTGCACATACACGCAGCCTTCGAAGAAGTCGGCCAGATCGACGGCGAAGATGACCGGGCCGAATTTCTTCCCTTCTTTTTCGGTTGCCAAGGATGGAAGGGTCTTCTCTTTGTCCACACACACCGCCCGTACCACGCTCGCGGCCGCCAGGATCGTGCGCTCCAGGTAGTCCACCTCACGCGCGTCCCATTTCTCACGCGCCAGCGCCGAGCGGAGCATGAGCTGCTTTGTGCGCTCGCAGTTCTTGCCGGTCCAGAAGAGCAATTGCGACGCCAGCGCGCTATCGGCTTCGGACGCGCCGTAGGCCTCTTGACTATTCGGGTCGGGCGGGTAGGTAGTGGCCAGCACGTCGGCATTGGCCTGCCAAAGGTCGGCGAACGCGGCCTTGCCGTTGAACGCGGATCCGGCCGACTGTGAGCGTAATGCGCGGCGTATCAACTCGTCATCGTCGGTCGGCCCGCGCCATTCGGGCAGCGGCTCGGTC